GACTACAAAGGTTGCGTGGTGATCCAACAATAATTGATACAACTGTTGGTGTTGATGATAGCAGTACTGCTACAGAGGTAAAGGGTACAGGTGTTCCTATTGCAACGCAGCCCTTTCTTGAACAAGTATCAGATGCTGCTGTTGAAGAGACTAGAGGATTTTGGAATGAACCTGATCCTAAGTCAATTAAGAAAGATGCTGATCCTTATCGTTCTTCACAATATCCTTACAACCATGTTACTGAAAGTGAGTCTGGACATATACATGAGATAGATGATTCTCCTGGCGAAGAAAGATTATTTACACAACATACTTCTGGAACATTTGAAGAGATACATCCTATAGGCTCAAGGGTTGTCAAGATAGTTGGAGACAACTATGAGATTGTTGCTGGTAGCTCAAATGTTTCTATATCTGGTGATGTCAACTTGACAGTAGCAGGAACAGTAAGAGAGCTCATCAAGGGTGATTACCATTTAGAAGTAGAAGGAAACTATACTCAAAAGATACACAAGAACCATCGTGTCAAAGTTGGTGCTGGTGATGGTGGTGGAAATCGTGAAGAAGAAATAAGAGGCAATCATAGTTATCAAATTAATGGTTCTGTGAAAAGTAGAATTACTGGAAANNTNGATACNANAATTGAGAAATCTGAGGTTAGAATTATTAATGATACAAGCAGCCTAAGTGTTCAAAATGCTATCAAGATTNTTGCGACAGGNCCCACATATCCCGGCACAGCTTTAACTTCTGGTGATATTGTTATAGTTGCTAATAATANTTTATCTACAACAACTTTATCNGGTATNACANCATTNAAGTCTGGTGGTAAGTTAAATATGAAGTCTGGTTCAACTATGCATATCAAATCAGAAACGACGATTGATATGGATGCAACAACAGAGCTTGATGTAGATTCTGCATTGATTAATTTGAACTAGGAGTAATAATGCCAGCTGTACATAGACATGAAGATGCAAGAGCTTGTGGTGCTACTACAGTAGTTAGCGAGAATACAACAGTTTTTGCAAACAGTAAATTAATTGCGATAAATGGAAATGTAAATTCTCATGGTGCTGGAGCATTAATTGCTGGATCAGATAATGTATTTATAGGTGGGGTTGCAGTTGTTAATAATACACCAGACTCAGCAGCAACAGATACTTTGGGTCACTCAAACACTCAAACTGCTGCTGGTTCTTCAGATGTGAATGTAGGAGACTAACTATGGCTGATTTTAAAGTTCCAAATCTGTGTGGCGCAAGTCCAGAGTTTAATGCGATTCAAACTAAATTTGAATCAATGATAACTAGCGCTCTTGATGGATTGGAAGGTGAGGCATCAACACTTAAAACTACTTTGGATACTAATGTTAATGAATTAGTAAGAGACTTGAAAGCAATGATTCCAGAATTGCCAGAACTTCCTGATATTAATTTACAAGCACAGCTTACAAGTTTATCAGGATTATCTTTTGGTAGTGGTCTATACAATTCTTTACTTGCTGATATTACAACAAAATTTGGTAGTGCATTAACTACCAACGGTTTTGATTTGGATACTTTAGTTTTAGCTGCAGCTGAAGCAATAACAGGAGGAACAGATTTGTGTTCTGCTGTTCCTAATTTTACAGTTCCAGCAGCGGGGGGTGATGCTGTTGAAAAGGCCGTAGAAGTTTTACAGGCTACATCTGATTCAGCAGGAGAAGCCTTTTCTATTCAATTTGCAAATGCTAATTTTGCAGATGCCCAAACTGCTCTTGCGGCCGCTATTAACTCGCCGATTACTAACTCGACTGACAAATCTACGGAAATATCAGTTAGTGATAATAAAGGTAATATAAAAATAGAGAAACTTGCAACTGCTTTGGATAGTATTGTTGAAGGAGTTCGAGCTAATTTTTCGGAAGGTGCATTTAGTAGTAGGCCTGTATGGACAGGGGGTGTAAAATCTTTTGATAACTATGATCCACGTTGGGTAAAGGCATTAACTTGATAACAATGGATAGGAATAACAATGATATTAATAAAAAATACCACAGTTACTCTAAGCATTTTATATTGGATGCCAGACTATACTCATATACTTCAAGAATTTCTTTGGCAGACATCAGATTTTAGACCAGATTATCCAAGAGTACATAAATTTTTAAACTATTGGCATAATAATATTGAAGCAGTAATATCAGAAGTTAATATTGCAGATGATTATGAGATATCTTATAAATAATAAAAACAGGAGTGTATAATGGCAACACCAACTGCATATACAGATGCNCAAGGCCAAAATNATATTGATCGTAATGTTCGTCAGTATACGGACTTGGACCTTTTTTTTAGTAAAAAGTCAACATCTAAAGATATCAGTAAGGTAACTGATATTCAAGCAGTCAAGCGTTCTATTCGTAATCTTGTGTTGACTAATCATTATGAAAAACCTTTTCATCCAGAGATTGGCTCTGGTGTAAGAGATATATTGTTTGAACCTATGACTCCCCTGACAGCACATATCCTTACAAGAAAGATAGAAGATGTAATTGAAAATTTTGAGCCTAGAGCAAAATTAATTGCCGTTCGGGCTCTACCAAAGTTAGATCGTAATGAATATGAAGTCACAATAGAATTTCTTGTTGTGAATGCTCCAACCGAATTAGTGGACCTAACAGTATTTCTAGAAAGATTACGATAATGGCAGTAAATGATACAAGATTAAATGTAACAGAATTTGACTTTGATGATGTCAAAGACAATCTCAAAATTTTCCTCAAAGGGCAAACAGAATTCAAAGATTATGATTTTGAAGGTTCTGGTATGAGCGCGCTTCTAGATGTTCTCTCTTATAATACACATTACCTTGGTTTCAATGCAAACATGCTTGCAAATGAAATGTTTTTAGATAGTGCATCATTGCGTTCTAGTGTAGTTTCTCACGCAAAAACTTTAGGTTATATTCCTACCTCTTCTACAGCAGCCACCGCAACTGTTGATGTTACATTAAATACTACGACACTGCCTACAGCAACAATGAGCGCAGGCACAGTTTTTACAACTTCTAATGATGGAACTGATTATCAATTTGTTACTGCTAATGATGTTACTGCTTCCAATATTGGTTCTGGTATTACTTTTAATGACATTAAGATTTTTGAAGGAACTTTCGTAACAACAAGATATACTGTTGATACCTCAGATGCAGACCAAAGATTTCTTTTAAGGGACAATAGAGCAGATACAAATACTCTAACAGTTAAGATTCAAACTTCATCGTCTGATACAACCACTGCAACATATACACAAGCAACAGACATAACTCAAGTTTCAACTTCAAGTAAAGTATATTTTTTACAGGAAGTTGAGGCTGGTAAATTTGAAGTTTATTTTGGTGATGGTGTAGTTGGTACTGCATTGTCTGATGATAATATTGTAATTATGACTTATGTTGTTAGTAACAGGTCTGCTGCAAACGGCGCTGCTGTATTTACAAACTCGGCATCAATCTCGGGGATTACTGATGTCGCAGTTGCAACTGTAGCATCAGCCACTGGCGGTTCTGATGCTGAGACTATTAAATCAATTAAATATAATGCTCCACTTGATTATGCATCTCAAGGAAGATGTGTTACTGCTGAAGATTATAAAGTATATGCAAAGAAATTATTTCCCAATACTCGGTCAGTATCAGTGTTTGGTGGAGAAAGTGGATCATTCGATTCTAGTCTTGGTGTAGTAAGTACGGCAGAATATGGAAAGATTTTTATCTCAATCAAATCAACTACAGGACTNAATCTAACAACATCAGAAAAAACTCAGCTGGTNAAAGATTATGCTCCCTATACGATTGCATCAACCACTCCTGTTATTGTTGATCCACTAACAACCTTTTTAATTTTAAATACAACATTTAAATTTAATTCCAATGCAACTACATCAACTGGCCCAGAATTGGAATCATTGATTTCAACTACTTTGCAAAATTACAACTCTTCTGATCTACAACAGTTTGAAGGATTGTTTAGACACTCAAAAGTTTTGGGTCTAATTGATAATACGAATAGCGCAATTACGAGCAATTCAACAAACATAACTATGGGCCAAAAATTTACACCCACTACTACTGCTACAACAGCTTATACTATTACTTTTAATAATGCATTTTATAATCCTCATACTGATCATAATAAAACATCAGGTGGAGTGATTGCTTCAACGGGATTTTATATTAGTGGTGATACTACTAATATACATTACTACGATGATGATGGTGCTGGAAATTTGAGATTGTATTATCTTTCTTCTGGCGCTAGAGTTTATGTTGATGAAACTGCCGGGACAGTAACATACACAACAGGAAAAGTTGTTACTGATTCAGTTTTTATTACTTCTGTTGATAATGTTGATGGTGTGGCGTCTACTCAAATTCGTATTACGGCAATTCCTAATTCCAAAGATATTGTTGCACTTCGAAATCAAGTGTTAGAAATTGATTTTATTAATACTATTATAAAAGGAGAAGTTGATACTATTTCGGTGGGTGACAGTTCTGCTGGTACTACCTATTCACCACAACCTTCTAATCCATCAACAGCGAGTTATTAAACAATGGCATTTAGAGAAAAAGAATTTGATAATGCTCCATCAGGAAATTTGACAACTAAGCTTAGTACTCAAATTGATGGTCAACTGCCTGATTTTATTCAGGCAGACCACCCTGTATTTTCTCGTTTTCTAAAACATTATTATCAATACCTTGAAGCTGGTGAACTGCGTCTTACAGTCAATATAGACAATCTTCTTTTGAACCTAGAATCAGAATCTTTTGCGCTAGATGTAGACGGTAATAAGATTGTCTTAGAAAAGGGTGCTGGTAGTGACGGCAAATTTGATGCTGGTGAAACCATAACAGGTGGAACATCAAAAGCAACTGCAACAGTTCTCGTAGATGATTTAGGAAATGACGGCAATTCAAGACTCTTTATTACATCACAACAAAAATTTATAACAGGGGAAACCATTACAGGTGGAACTTCTGGCGCAACAGGTACAGTTACTAGGTATCGTGCAAACCCTGTACAGAATATACAACAGTTGCTAGATTATGCTGATGTTGATAATACCATTTATGACTTCCTAGATAATTTCCGTGATGAGTTTATGAATGCAATTCCTCTCACGCTTGCCCCGGGCCTTGATAAAAGAAATCTAATCAAGAATATTCGTGAGTTGTATCGGGCCAAAGGAACATCCGAAGGTCATAAGATTTTTATGCGTATGTTGCTTGGTGAAACAGCTGATGTAGTATATCCAAACAAATATATGATGCGAACCTCTGATGGTAACTGGACTAATAAAACAGTTATGCGAGTTTTGCCGCTTACAAATATATCTGCATTAGAAGCAGTTGGAACAACTATACTTGGTAAGACTTCCGGCGCAACCGCAATTATTGCTTCTGCTACTTCATTTTCAGAAGGTGGTGCCGGCATTGTAGAATTTGAACTCAATTCAGATTCTGTGAGTAGCAAATTTACTTTTACAGAGGGTGAAACTTTAAGCACAACGTCTACGGTTCAAGATATCACCATGACGTTTACACTTAAAAATATAGTGGCATCTGGTGTAGTTACAAATAGAAGTGCTTTATATACAGAAAATCAATTGATTGATTTTGATGCAAATACTTCTATTGGTAATGGTTTAGCTACAGCAAGAATTCAAAATATTATTCCAGGCTCAGTAAGTGATGTTGTTATAGATGATGCTGGAACCAAATATGAAGTAGGTGATACTCTTACATTTACAACTAGTGATTCAAATGCAGCTTCAGCTGAGGGGTTTGTTTCCATTATTGATGGTTCACTTGTATTAGAAGGTACGGATACAAAGTCTACTGATGCTGGAGATTTTATAATTTCAGAAGATGGCACAAAAACACATATTGAGTTATTTTCTATTGAACTGGAAAGAGCAACTACAGGGGTTGTTGGTGAAAGTCTTATTTTAAATGGGACAGATGCAAGTTCAACAGATGCTGGTCATAATATTGATATGGAGTGGTCCATAAATCAAGAGAGTAAAGATACTTACACTACAGACGCTGACAGATTTGCCATAGAAGAGACAACAGATTATAGTGGAGCAATTTCTAGAATTTTTGTTAAAACTGGTGGAGTTGGTTATACAATTATTCCTACCGTTACTGTATCATCAACATCAACAACGACTGGTACAAGTGCAGCCTTGCTTGCAGTAACAGATAGTATTGGTGCTGTCGGTGATGTAGAAATAGTCAATCAAGGGTTCAACTATAATACAGCACCAGACATGACGTTTCGTGCAAACTTTACTTTGAAAGATGTATCAGGAAACTTTGTAGCTGCAAAGACTCTTACCACTCATACAGGTACGGTTAAGGGTTGGGATGCAACTAACAATATTTTAACGACAACTTTTGAAGATGTAATAAGGTCAACATTAGAAACTGGTGATAACGAAGAGATTGCTCTTGAAGATAGTTTAAGAGATGGTAATGATGTTAAAGTTACTACGGTTGGAATAAATCTTTCAATAGATGAAGAAGATCAAATTGTAGATGCTGATGGCAATAGAATTGTTCTGAATGCTGAAGATACTCTTGATGAATATATTGTTCTTGAGGGTGGAGAAGGTGAAACACCAGGCAGCGCGATTGTTCTTGAATCACCCAATGATTCATTTTTCCCTCCACTACAATTAGAGTATAATTCAAGAGATGGAACTAATGTTGGGGATGGCATTGCGAATGAGTCTGGAACAGGTGATATTCTTTTATCGGAAACAGCTGTATCTCTTGGCGACAATACACTTGCTCGTCAATTGCAAAGAATACTTACAGAGGCATCTCAATTAATACCTGCCATGCTATCTGGTGCGGGCACTCATCTAATAACAGATTCATCAGAAGATACTGAACCAAGTACCATTATTCTTAATGCCACAGACAGTTCTCAAACTGATGCTGGTGATGATATATTAAATGAGGAACATGGTAACAATAATACTATTATTTTGAATGGTACGGATTCAGATTCAACAGATGAAAATGCAAAACTATTACAAGATATTGAAACAGCTGATGGTGTGGTTGCACTTAATGGTACAAACTCTGATGGTACAAATGGGGGCGACAGTGTTGTTAATGAAA